CTTCACCTTTCGGCTCAGGCAAGAAACGGATTACTGCGTAACCATTACCTGCTTTATCTACTTCTGGCTTCCAGAAACGATCGTCTCCGCTTGGCTTTGCGCCAGCAGATAGTTTGTTTCCTTCGGATACGAGTTTGCTAAGAGAGTTAGAACGGTTTTTCTTTAATGATGCAAATGACATAATTGTTTTCCTTCTGTATGCGTTGTATTAAATGTATTTTTTTATCCACAATATTTCATAATATAGGGTACTTCTAGTATACACTTCTTTTGAGGAGAAGTCAACCTTTTTTTATTTATAATACTTAAGAACCACGTCTTTAAGTTTTTTCTTTTCAGTTGGTGAGAACTGCTCAAGGAATGGGGAGTATTTTTTCATTAACTTAATCGTATCGTTCAATACGATGTCATCATATTTCTCCCATAGCTTCGAGAAGCCAACCAACTTATCAAGTAAGACCATAGTCTCAATCGATATCCTACCTTGCGCGAAGTGGCGATATATCAGCGGATGACTTCCGTCAACTGCCATGAAGAGTTTATTGAAATCTTCATCAATATCACACAAGTAAGATATATCTTCCGAGAAACGATATGTCAATGACTCGACACGTTTCTTCCATGATACTAGGACATCGCTCGAACTGCTGCCCATCATTTCTCCAATCCATTTATTATTGATGCTAGTGTTATTTACATAATTAGCAACCAAGAACTTTAAGAAGTCACCACGCTTAAAACGCTTAGATGCTTTCTCAAAGAAATACCTGTCTTTCCTTGTCAGGTATGCATTTTCCTTTGCGTTTGTTTTTCCATTATATTTAAAGAAGTCATATGAGTCGCGAACAAAGTGCTGACTCACAGCAAGATAAGTCTTGTAACATTCAAATCCTGACATCATTTCGTCATCTTTCTCCATAATCAAATAGGAAGTCTTGCGCCCTTAGCAAGAAAATTTAAATCTTGGGCTTCAACTTCCATCTTACCTTTTATAACAGTGTTTAATAACTTAGCAGCAACTTCTATTTCCATCTCATTAGATTCGCACCACCAGCAAACTGCATCTATGTAACTCAACCTTTTATCAACCACAACTTTCTCGATTATCCCTGAGAACTTTGCTGTTGTCATTACCTCAACCATCTATTACTCCCATCTGTAGAATATGTGATCAGCTATCTCGATCGTCTTAGTTTTAGTGACAGCCCAGTCAGGTAGAACATAGTCAGCATGGTAGTGGGTAGCACCTTCAGTTATATCAATTATTATACTACGATTATTCATATAAGTCAATAGTAGTTTTTTGATTTCGCCAAATGTTCTCCAATCATTTATGACATCTGGCTTACCATCACAGTACCATGAGAATTGACATTTGTTTTTAATAGGGACTAGTTCGTCAGTTCGCCATGACTTTCTAGTCAGGCTTTGAGTCACCACACCTTTAATGGTGTTAGGATATCTCCAATCGGAGACTCTATTTAGCGTAACCATTGCCACTGCAAGTTTCCCAGCGACTCCTTGATTTCTAGCCTCAAAATAAACATTCTTCGCAAGCCATGTCAGCTGAATGTCGTCAATAACACCAGACTCTTCGCCATAACTTTTATTAATTTTTGAGTATGTCATAATTACAATACAAGATACAGCAATCCAACCAAGCGTCTTCATGATATAGAATCCTTATATAATTTAATTGTATCAATCATTTTGAATATCCAGTTATCACGTTTCTCAACAAATACTTGAGCCTCGTCTTCATTCTCAACACCAATTACAATTACAATCTGGTCAATCGGGATACCAGTCATTTCCTCAAACATCACACAATACGCAGAAGCCTGTTGAAAGTAGTTGCCGATATACTGCTTCTTCTTCAACTTACCTGCGGTCTTATAATCTATTACTGACAACTTCCCATCAAACTCAGCGATACAATCGACACGACCAGCTATCCCAAGATAGTCAGAGTATAGTGCACATTCTTGCGCACGAACCTTACCCAACCGATCATCAAGAACTTTCTTAATAGAGTTGAACATCGCACGTTCGTGGGGAAGGAATAGTGACTTGTCTAAATTGTTATCGACATAATCTTCACACATCTGGTGAACATTAGTCCCTCGACGTGCAGCTTGAGTAGAAATACGATCAGCTTCAGCATTACCAACACGCCTTCTCCACTCAGCTATACCTTTCTTAGAAAGAATACCAAGTACAGTCGTGACGCTAGGATACCAACCTTTGGGGGTGCCATAATATCTACCACCATTCATGGTAGTAGTTTCAATATCTTTAAACTCTATAGGATCATGATCAAACATAGATGGTTTACTTTTAGTCGGAAGTAGAGGGTATTATACCTTATATCAAACTAAAAGTAAACCATTATTTCTATTTAATTTAACTATAGATGCCCATGCCATAACATGTTTGGATATATTCCTTGACGAAATCAGAACGCACGATGTCATCTGGCTTGAAGTCAATCGTATCAAACGATTTCATCTTGCCCAGAACCTTTAGGAACTGACCGATACCAGACTCTTGGTTATACCGCTTAGAAGTAAGATCATCCTGCTTACCGTCACCGCTAAACATAATCCGAGAGTTCTCACCCACACGTGTGATTACTGTATTCAACTCACCCCAATCTAAATTTTGGAACTCGTCGACTAGTACGATGGAATCATCCCATGTAGTACCACGTATGAAAGACGTTGACACAAACTGAACTTTGCCTTTCTGTTTGAGTATGTCATATGCATCACCCCGATTGAACATTTCACTAAACAATGCTCGATAGGGTTCTTCATAAACTTTAGTCTTTTCGGTAATGTTTCCTGGGAGGAATCCCATATCCCGAGACGGGACTACGCTACGAACAATGATCAGTTGCTGTTTATTGTCAACCTTATTCATTATATCACGCATAGCTAGATAAGCTGATAGGAACGTCTTACCTGTTCCCGCACATCCATGTAGAACAGTATTCTTGCCACTATTATAAGAATGGAATACGTCAGCCTGCGTATTCGTCAGTGGCGATATATCATTTAGCAGCAAGCCCGACTGCTGATTTCTCCGATTGGCTTTCTTTTCTTTTTTCTTTTGCCTTTTATCAATATAATAATCTATCTCACGAATATTGTTTTCAGATGCAAAAGTGGATGACATGGCGTCTCCTTGTTGTTATTGTTGGTTAGAGTTCTGGCATTTTATATTGTCCTGATTTGCGCAAGCCTGCTTTGGCTGCTACTTCATTAGACTTCACTTGTTTGGTGGTACGACCACCAAGTTTATCTGCGAGTGCAGAATTCGGATTGGACTCAGCGATTCGCGACAGGTTCTCCTGCCACCCAGAGTCTTGTTTAGCTTGGGCATTGACACCAGACACCAGACTTGGTGCGGTGGTAATAATACCCACCATATTTGGGTTGGATTCTAAGAACTCCTCTCTACTACTTATACTCATAAGTTTCGTGGTGATCTCTCCAGTTTCTGTATCTTTAAAATCATACAATGGCATATAATACCTTTCGTTTTATTTATGCAGTTAAAGTTCTAAACCAAGATGGTGTAGGACGCTTACTCCATACCATACCAAATCTTTCCTGCTTTGTTTCATAGAACCGATGATAACTTTCAACCGCATCATCGAGCATACATTCTGGATTACTACCCATCGCCAATTTGAATGGAGTCAAATCACCTAGAGGTATGTTATCAGGCAAACGGCACAGGGCATCTCGTAACTTAGTATCAGTTGCATGAGTTTTGCCATAGCGATAGGTGTACTCATCACAAAGTGCCTCGAAGTGACGGACATGCCAGATATAGTTCGCACTCGATTCCATAGTCCATACTGTACAAGGATGAGCCATGTGAACAGCTTTGTACAATATGTTCTCACGATAATCATTAAGTTCCCAATATGAACTCATGGTTTTACCTGATACTGACTTGCGCTTACCAAAGTCACCATCTAACATTCGATGAGCAGTAGACAGCATCTGAGCACTCTCTACGATCATCTTGACAACGTGTTTGTCACACTGTTCTTTCGCAGCAATAACAGGGTCTTCATTCAAAATAAAAATATTCATCAATCTCTCCTAAGGTCTTTGGAACCATGGCTCTCTCTCACGAGGCGGATCCTTCTTTTCTTCTTTCTTTTTATCAATATAAGTTGCTGGTTTATGGAACTTGTCCATATTTTTCTTAACTGGATTTTTCCGATACTGAGTCTTGTTTCTCATTAGCTGCACTCTCCGCTTTGGCTGTAGCACAATCATCTACAGCTGATGGCTTATCCTTTTTACCAAAGATAGCATCCCAGTTATCATTGAACTTGTTCTGGTCACCAACCTTACGTTGCTTGCTACCTTTACCGCCTGCCCACTGTCCGCTCATAATTTTATTATT